GCGTCATGGACGGCTTCGACGCCTCAGCCCTCCGCGAGGAGGTCAATGCTCTCGGGCGCTTCCTCCCCGCTCAGGCGCAGCAGGAGCTGGCCGAAGCCATCGCTGCAAGGCAGCGCCTCGGTCTCTACGCCACGCTGCTCGAGGAGGGCATGACTCCACAGCAGGCAGCAAAGGGCGTGGTAGACGCGCTCTATGACTACACGCACTCCATGAGCGAGGCAGAGCGCAGCCTGTTCATCAAGGCCGTCCTGCCCTTCTGGCGTTGGCAGAAGAACGCGAACCGACAGATGCTCTCAGCGGTCGGTTCTCCAGGCATGATGTACCGTATCGGCGCATGGCAACGTGGCCGCAGGCTCGCCGCCGAGTGGATCGAGGCAGGCTCCCTCGACGAGCGTGACCCCTACGGCGTCTACACCGCACGCCTCGAAGTCGATCCCCAGGCTGCCGAAGCCTATGCCAGCCTCAAGCCGTACCTTGACCAGATGGTCGAGTCTGGAAAGATCACCCCAGCCGAAGTGCAGCAGCTCCTCTTCTACGCCGACATGCGTGGGCAGTGGAACGACATGCCCCCCGAGGTCAAGCAGCAGATCGCCCTCGTCCAGACCTTCACCGAAGACCCCAACTGGCAAGCGCACCAACGGGCGTTCGACCGTGACAACGAGATCGCCCGCCTCCGCTGGATCAACACCGGGGAGAAGGGTGAGATGAACATGCAGCGCGTGTGGCAGATGGCCGTGCCACCCTCAGGCATGGCGGGCGCAACGAAGTACCTCACCGCCTGGGCAACGGGCTACCTCACCCTCCTCAATGCCGCTCTCTCGGAGGACGTTGAGGTGTGGCAGGCTCCGATCATCATGGAGCAGCAGGTCGCTGACCCCACTCGCATCATGCCCGTCGTTGCGTATCGGGCGATCAAGGGCGAGGAGATGCCGACCATCTCGAAGGGCATGAGCGAGCTGCTGAGTTTCTCGACGCAGGCCACGCTCACGGAGCCGTTCACTCGTCACTCCGATCCCAAGCGGGACACCTACCGCATCACCGATCCTGCCCTTGCGTTCGCGTACACACTTACAGGCGCGCAGACGCTCGACGCCGCACTCAAGCGGTCGGAAGCGATCTCGGAAGCGGTCACGGTCGGGGACACACAGATGCGCATCATGGCCCTGCTCTCCGTCATGGGCATCTCCGTCCGCGCCACGAAGCCACAGGGCGACTCCGGGGAAGCAGCGTTCGACGTCAAGCGCATGGGCGCGAACGATCCGATCCTGCAATCTCGGAAGCAAGATGTTCAGAAGGACACTCGCCAGGAGTGATCACACACTTTATCTTCTCCAAAGGAGTCCGAAATGGCACAGCGAATCCCCGTCCTGATCAAGACCCTCTCCCTCACCGCCCTGGGCGCAGCGACGCTCACAGCGATCCCGATCTCGAGCGAGTATCAGAAGCTCCGCCTGCTCTCCGTGCGAGCGAAGCACACCGCAGGATCAGCAGCGAACTTCACCCTGCGCCTGCACAATTCGTCTGCGGCTGCGCTCCTCTCCGACTTCACTCAGGTCTACGTCGGGAGCAACACGCTGGTCGCCAACCTCTTCGGCGCAGCCAATATCAACTCGGTCTTCGGAACCGACGCGAACGGCTACATCTACATCGTCATGGCCCCGAACGCTGGCTCGGACAACGCCTTCTCCGTCGAGCTGGCTTTCGAGATCCTTGACTGAGCCGTGCTGCGTGGCATGGCTTTTGTCTCGGCAAAAGACTACCTAAGCGAAAGGAGTCAAGTGCATGCCACCCACGCGAGATGACATCAGGGAGGCGCTCAAGTCCGTAGCCCTCCAGCTCGCTGCCATCTCGCAGCAGAGCTTGCAGACCAAAGAGGAGATCGACGACCTACGCCATCTCCTCAAGGACGTCGACGACCGACTCGAGGAGATCAGGAAAGAGCAGATCGCTGAGTCCGTCTACCGAAAGACCCTCGACGCTCAGCAAGCCAAGTCGTGGTCGCAGCGACTTCAGGATCGATGGATCGTTGCCATCTTCCTCATCTTCATCCTGGCCATGACCACAGTCGGCTCAGGCTTGCTCCTCCGCAACGGGGACATCGTCGGCTCCGTCGTAGACAGGATCGCTGACGTCGCCATCGTTTGGCTCAACGCTCCCAACGCTGAGAACAAGTCTCAAGACCATGCTACTCAGGATCAGGGAGAGAAGCCATGACCGGCATTGAGGAACGCTCTGCTGCACGCATCCGACTTGCCACAACGACGGAGCCTGAGGAGCAAGCCCCGCGAGCAGCAGCGACGCACAAGCACCACCGCTCAGAGAATTTCAAGTACATGGAACGGAGCGCCTTCTCCGTTCTCTTTGCGAAGTCGATCTCGTTGCTCTCAGGTGATCCCGACGAAGTGGTCGATCTCCTGTGCAGCGGCAAGCTCGCTGAGCATTACGCAGGTCTACCCGTAGGAGAAGATCATGGAAGATGAGTCTGATTGCGCCTGGGACATCAAGCCCTCCGTCGACGCATGGGACACCGCAGCAGGGACGGTTGTCAAGCGACGCCTCGAGCTGTCCACACACCTCGACTTCGACGATCCCATGTGGCCAGCAGCCCGAGCCGCTGCCGTGGCAGGACAGGCTGCGTTCGATGCCTTCATCGGGACGACCTATGCAGCCGTCAAGCCCGACGCAGCAGCGTGGTATCTGAGCCTCTCCAACGCCCACAGGAACCTCCTCAGGCGCGGAGCGATCTACCTCGTCTGAAGCCAGCGAAGCGCAGCACTCAGCAGCCGAATGATCCAAGCGGTCATTCGGCTTCGCTTCTTCTCGGGAGGAGGAGGGAGCATGGAACGAATGTGGCGCATGTCCGACTCAACCTCGGACGGCAGTGGGATCGCCTTCTCGTCCGCACTCCCCTGGCTCCATGCCAAGATCGCCATCACCCCTGCCATTCGCATGACCGACTTCTGGGCAGCGTCCAACGCAGCGACCGTAGCAGACTCCGCCATCGAAGGCTTCGAAGACGAACGAGACTGCATCTCCTCCAACGCACTAAGCGTCCGACCCATCTTGTCTGCGTCGTGGTAGGTGCGCTGCATCTGTAGATAGATCGCCTGCCGAACGAGCTGCCGCTCTACCACGTCCTCAGCGATCTCTCTCCCATGATCGGACATGAGCATGTAAGTAAACCGATCCACGCCTGAGATCGAGTCCCTCACAGAGTTCCCCTGGCAGGGGCCACGCCGTCGACCCCGCAAGCGGGGCGACGTCGAAGGGTCTGCTCAGCGAATTCGAATTCGTTCTTCGGTGCTGAGAAGGAGGAGTCTGGGAGGGGTCTGGAGTACCCCTCCAAAAGCAAGGATCTTCCTATGTGGCTGTCACCACAATTAGATAATCTAATAAGGGAGGAGGGGCGGGTAGCCACCCACCCAGCCCACGAAGGAAGGAAGATCGAAGCCACATGAACAATCTCTTCCGTAAAAATCTTCGCGCAGCGAATTCGAATTCGTTTCGCTCTTCGATCCTCGATCCAGCCTCGCTGAGCCTTCTCAGCGTGCTGAGACCCTCCTCCTCGAACCCCTCCACAGGAGTGCGTGAGAACATAGGATCTACCTATGGTGGTGTCACCACAATTAGATAATCTAATAAGAGGGTAGAGCAGCCCAGCCAGCCCAGAGGGCGACCGAAGGGGGAAGGAAGCAGCCACACCAACAATCTCTTCGGCAACTTTTCGCACGCGACGAATTCGAATTCGTCGCTGCCGATCCTCTCGATCCTAAGCGAGATCCTCGTTTGCACGAACCTCCGATCCTGGGTACAGAGTCAATGACGACAGGAGAACGTGATGAGTGCAGGACGTGTGCGGGCCGATCTCGATTGGCTTCTCGTACCTTCGATCTACGCAAAGGTCTTCAAGCGCAGCCAAGAAGTGATCAGCCTTGTGCTGTCTGCTTCCCGCAGCGCGAAGGAGAAGGCAGCGAACGCTGCTGCTCTCCTCTACATCACGACTGACTTCTGCCGACTCGTCGAGCAGGGCAAGCCCATTGATCGGTGCAGGGGCTACTACTCCAGCACGAAGTATCCCTTCCCGCTCGCGGACGGATCTCCCTTCATCGGGGATTGGCGCGCTCGCACGATCCTCTCCTCGCTGCAAGAGTCACTCGGGAAGGATCTCACGGTGGACAAGACTGCTTCATACGATGGCGCTGCTGGCTCGATCTACACGCTCACGGCGAATGGGATCGCGGTGCTTCGGCTCGTAGCGAAGCGCCTCGCGGACGAGGCAGTGGCCTATGGGATCGATCCTTCTCTGGCCGAGCCGAAGGTCATTCGGACTGAGTACTTCGCTCTCCCTGCTGAGGACATCGGCCATCGGAGCAAGCTCGGCATCTTCATTCGCTGCCCGATCCACAGTGACGGGAAGGAGCGGACGCCCTCTGCAATCATGTTCGATGGTGGCTCACGCGCAGTCTACTGCTTCGCTTGCACGCGCACCATAGGGGGCTGGAAGCAAGAGGGCGGAACCTACTACCTGAGCTTGCTCCTCAATCCTACGATCCCGACCGCTCGTCGCACTAACGAGGCAGCGCCTCGCACCAACGAATTCGAATTCGTCCCGCTCACTTCTACGCAGTCTGAAGTCATGGCTGCCTTCGATTCCTATGCTGCCTGCGAGTCGCAGATCCCTGAGTACCGCACGCGCCTCGCGGCTGCGAAGTCCCTGGCTACGGTCGGGCGCGGCACGCACACTTCGCAGATGGTGGCGCGTGAGTTCGGTGATGGCAAGAAGGAAATCCGGGTCGTGGCGTGGCGTTCCGATCAGCGTCGACTTGGAGCGGTTCGGACGACGCTGCACAAGGTGGCTGGCAAGTCGGAGCCTAAGCTGCGCTACGCGACCCACGTCGATCCTCTCGAGCAGATGGCGACGGCTTGGAGCAAGGTGGAGAAGTACGGGAACAATGAGAATTCAGACGAGTACATGACGCTCGCTGCTGCGCTCGAGTCGCTCGCCCCCGGCGTCGATCCTAAGACGAAGTACCCGGACGAGTACATCACGATCCACGACATGACGCACGACGACGAGACTCACCGCGATCTCAAGTTCACAAGCAAGGAGGACGGAAGCGAGCAGATCAGCGTCCTCTACAAGCCCAAGAGCTTCCGTGCTGTGTCTGGGCAGTACATCCTGATTGACATTGACCACCTGACCCGTCGCACGCACAGCCCGATGGCTGCCGATGGCAAGGAGATCGAGGCCAAGATGATCGAGGGATTCCGCTCCGCCCTTGCGTCCCACGCGGCCAGCGGGATGTTCTCTGGGCATGGCAGCGTCGTCGAGACCTCTAAGACTGGCATGCAGATCCTGTTGCAGCTCTCCCGCCCGCTGGTCACGCAGCATGCGCTGGAGTCCTTCTACGCTGACCCGCTGATCAAGCAGGCGATCATGTCGCTCGGGGAGGAGATGAGGAAGGTCATTGAGCGCGGAGGCGACGTCGACCCTGCGGTTCATACGGTCGGTCGTTACGCCCGCCTCGCGGGAACGACCCGGATCGACAAGGACGGCACCTTCTTCATCAGCCGCCTCGTAGCGATCTTCTGACAAGCTCGACGCCCTATCGCTTGACGGCACATTGACGGACGAATTCGAATTCGTCCCTAACTTCTGGAGAGGAGAAGAAGATGAGTAAGAAGAAGCAGACCTTCGGGATTGAGGACGTGGCCACCAGCGGGCATGGATGCGAAGAACGCATTGTGACCGATGCCTCGGGTCGCATTGTGAACGATCCATTGGAGCGCCTTGTTTGCGACTTCGAATCGCTCGAGGCCAGTATTCGATACGCCTTCGAGGTGTATCTCATGGATAAAGAAGGTGAGCCGATGCCAGCGTCACTCACGCCAGCCCAGGCGAAGTGGATGAAGGAAGGGATGAATGAAGTCGCAACAAAGATCGTTGATGTTGCCGAATCACTCGAAGCGATGAGTGACATTCTGGTTCAATGGGCGTGCAGACGCAATCCCGATCTTCGGGAGTTCGCTGGCAGGAAGATCCCCCGCCCCGGAGATCCCGAGTGGGAGGAGATGAAGGCTTTGAGCGAGAAGGACTGAGAAGCGTCAGGCGGACAATACTTGACGCTACGCCGTGGAAGTGCTATATAAAGAGTAAGCTCATGGCGAGCTTGGCTGCTCTCCTGTCGTCAACTCGAAGCAGCCCGAGGCGGTGTTCTCTATCCTCGTAAAATAAAGTCCCCGCCTCCTCAGGAACCCCCTCCCACGATGCGAGGGGGTTCCGCTTTTTTGGCAACTCGTAAAAACGATGTTATGTACTCCATGAGCGAGGAGAAGAAACGATGGGAGAGACGCTGGTTCCTGTGATTGAGACGGAGGGGAAGGACATTCACTTCCTGCGAATGAAGCTCGTGGTTCGAGCCTTCGCGCATCCTGGTGCGCCGCCTGCCCTGCCTCACCTGTGTCGCGTCGGCGCACCCACATTCTTGGATGTGGCTGGGTACTCGATCCAACGGAAGGAGTTCGGGCCGAATCATCTCTATCGGCTTCTGCTGTGGGCCGAAGATGGCATTGGCGGATTCTCCCCTGAGACCTCTGCGAAGGTGGAGGCTTTGATTGTGGAGGCTGCGGCTCGCACGATGTACGTCAGTGACTCTCGGAGTCCTGGCCCTGTGCTGATTCGGAAGGATATCTGGACTCACAGCGCCGCCTTCGACTGCAACCAGAACGCCGCATTCGATCTTGCGGAGGATAAGTCGTTGCGCCTGCCCAACTGGCTGCACTACCTCCAGATGGCTTCGATCCAGCTCTGCATGCGCTTGAACCCTACGGCGTGGATGGGCATTGACTTCGAGTCGAGCAAGGAATTGGAAGCCATCTACGCTGGCCAGTCTTTGAGCGGCATCCCGCTCAGATACCGGTACAGCATTCGGAGCGTGAATCCTTCGCCGGATGGCAAGGTCTCGTTGGTGAGCTTCTCGGGAGAGTACAAGGTGCTGGGGGAACTCGACTGCAAATTCAGCAAGCCCTACCTGAAAGAGTGGAGCGACGAGACTGCCAAGCTCCTGCGTGAGGTTGGGAAGATCGAGTAACAGGGCTGACCCAGATCGTCCTACGCGATGAGCGGAGCCTACCGGGTTCCGCTTTTGTTGCTCCTGCGGTTTGCGTTCCTCGTCATTCAAGGCTACGTCAACAGTAGACCCATTGCCATTCACTCTCATGTGTCGTCTCCTATCATCGGCAATGGGTCTTTCCCTTTCAGGTATCGGTGGGTGTCGTCTGTTTCTGCGCTGCGCGCATGAAGTGGAGAGGGAATCTGCCCTCGCTGGTTGACGGAAATCTCGGCATTGGGTATACCAATTGTACGAGGAGAGGGCCATGAGCAAGGGTAACAAGCCGGAGAACCGGGTCTACACGATGAAAGCACTCATCGAGCTGTTCCCGCAGGAGCATGTCTCCTGGCGAAAGGCAAAGGAGCGGGTGAGGATGATTGCATACCACCCGTTCGAGAAGGTTCTGCGTCAGCAGCCGAATTGGAACAAGTACTACGAGTGCCGTCGCTTCTACATGGAGGACGCATGGCATGACGGAGCGAAGGGCTTCCTCCAGTTCCTTCTGGACGTAGGGCCGATTCCTGACGAGATCTGGAGCCAGACGGACATGCCTTCGCTTGACCGGATCGACGGCACGAATGGGTATGTACGGGGGAACGTTCGGTGGGCGACGCCGAAGATGCAGCAGCTCAATCGAGCCTGCACTACCCAGATCCGGCATGATGCGACTGGCGAGATCATGAGTCAGGCTGAGGCGTCGTATCGTATGTTCGGGCATAAGGCCCGACTCGGCCACCTCAAGGTGAGGAAGGGTGCTGAGACAATGATCGAGGTGTGCAAGGATCATGGCTACACCGTCATGCGCTTCGGGGAGTGAGCGATGGAAGAGGCACGCTGGCAGCATGTGCGGATCGATCTACTCCTCGCTGAGGCGAAGGCGATGCTGCTCTTGGATCGGAGCATGATCGACGAGTGGGACGACGAGATGCTGCTCTCGCTTGAAGCGGCTCGCTCCATGCCTGTGGACGCGCCGTATGAGGAGCGAGAGAAGGCGGAGTGCAGGATCTTGAATGCTTGGGTTCATTCCAAGCCTCGGAAGATGCTGGTCTACACGAAGGACGCAGCCGAGATCGTGACCCAGCGACGCGACGACGAATTCGAATTCGTTTCCTTCGTGGACTTGGTCGCTCCCGAGATGATCTCTGAGGTGTGTCGCTCCCTTCTTCCCGAGGCATGGAGTCAACGAGCTTTGTGAGCAAAAGTGAGAGAAGCGAGAGAGGGTTTCATTCTTTAGCGAGAATGAGACCCCTTCTCGTTCGTGGCACTGGGTCTGATCAGTGGGTATCTACTACAGGAGAGGTGAGGAGATGAGCGACGTTGTGGAGCAGAGTGCTGAGCAAGAGGCTGAGCCGATCCCGGTTCCTGTTGAACCTCCGCCCCACCCTTCGGAGGTTCCTGCCCGTCGTCGACGGATTCGTCGTCCTCCTCCTGAGTTCGCTGCGACTGCTGCCTCAGGCATGAATGTCGCTCGGCTTGCAGAGATGTTTGACGCATCTCGTCCGACCGTGAGCAAGTGGCTGAATCTGCCCGATGTCATGGAGGAGATCGCTTCGATCAAGGCGGAGATCCAGGCGACCACGAAGTCCCGTTTTCTGGCGCTGACGCCGAAGGTAGCGGACGTCCTTGAGTCTGTTGTGCAGGGTTCGCTCGGGGAGGCTTGTCCGCACTGTGGTCGAGGGGCCGATCCAATCGCCATTCGAGATCGGCTTCGTGCGATGGAGATGGTCTTGGATCGGATTCCTGGGCTTGAGGTAGGGACTCGCAGCGAGGTCTCGATCCTCCTTCCGCAGGGTGGCCAGGATGCAGACGGCGAGCTGCTCGAGTGTGCTGCGATGATCTTGGAGGATCAGGGGAACGAGGAGCTTGCGCGGCAGATCCGCGAGACCATGAGGTGAGCGATGCCACCCAAGAAGCAGAATTCAAGGGTTAGCCAGTCCGCTCGGCAGGAAGTGCAGAGGCGAATGCAGGCTCGGAAGGACTACCCGCTCGCGTACTCGAGCCTTTGGCACCAGCCGCTTCCCAAGACCTCTCAGCGCACTGCGGCTCAGATCTCACTTGGGCCGCAATGGATCGCGTTCGTGAATGGCGGCAATCGCGCAGGCAAGACCGTGCTTGGCGCTCAGTGGGCGATAGCGCATGCGCTTGGGAGGGACAATGCGATTGTGCAGCAGTGGGCTGCGCGCAATCACTTGGACATCTCCAACATTCAGCGTCGACCTGGGGTGGTATGGTCTGTGGCGCTGACCTTCTCAGACTCCATGAGGTACGTCCGCGCTGCGCTTGATCGGTTCATGCCGATAGGGACGGTTCGGAGGAATTGGAAGGCCGAGAATGAGGCTGAGGCGATCCTTCCTGGCGGTGGCCGGATCATCTGTAAGGCATGGAGCCAGGGGCGCGGAGGCTTTCAGGGCGACGCGATCCACGCTGCGTGGGTAGACGAGGAGCCGACAAACGAGCCAGCTTGGAACGAGCTGCTGATGCGACTGGCTGACTACCGTGGGCGCGTCCTGATCTCGTTCACTCCGGGTCTCATGGGCAAGACCTGGGTCTATGAGAGATACTGCAAGGAGCCTCACCCCGACGTGGCGCAGTACTCGATCTACGGGACAGACAATCCTCGTGGCGATCCGGCGCACCTACGCAAGATCCTCGGAGGATACACGGCGAACGAGCGAGCTGCGCGTGAGCGAGGGGAGTGGGTGAATCGGGACGGGATGGTCTATAAGGTCTGGACGAGACACCTTCATGTGGTTCGCTCGTTCCCGATCCCGAAGGAGTGGAAGCGGTTTCGAGGGATCGACTTCGGCTTCAAAGATCCATTCGCATGCGTATGGGTCGCTCGAGATCCGCAGGACGGGCAGCTCCACCTGTACCGCCTGCTGTACCAGTCCGAAAAGACAAACCAGCAGAACGGGGCGGACATCAATCGGCTCTCTACTGGCGAGGTCATTGAATGGTCGGTCGCAGACAGCGCGAGCGCCGAGGGGCGATCTGCATTGAACCAGCAGTGTGGGATCGCTACGCATCCTGCCGACAAGGCCATCGAGGACGGGATCGCAGTCATGACGAGCTATCTTGCCATTGGAGCGAACGGAGTCCCTGGGTTGGTTGTGCATGACTGCTGCACCGAGTTCATCAAGGAGATCGAGGGATACTTCTGGACGAAGAGTGGGCCTGCCGACATCAACAACCACGCGCTCGACGCGCTCCGCTACCTCCTGAAGCGACTCAACAAGGCGGATCGGATGCGAGACTACGTCGGCTGAGGAGAGAATTCCCGTCGACGAATTCGAATGCGTTTCCCAAGATCGGTGGCTCCGCTGAGACGGGAAGACTATACTTCGAATTATGAATGCGATCCTGAATCTCCTCCGTGGCCTGATCTCCGCACCTGCCTCGCCTCCCGCGACAGGTGCGCTCTCTGGCTTTCCAGTGTCGCAGGGATTCGACGCGCATGCCTCGATGGCTGCATTCGCGGCTTTCCCGTGGGTTCGTGCGTGCATTGACGCGATCTCCACGGATCTGACTGGTCTTCCGCTTCGAATCGTTCGTGGATCTGGAGATCAGGCGGAAGTCGTGGACGACATCCTGCTCCGCAACCTGCTCGAGAACCCGACCTCATGGCAGGGGCGTGAGGCTTGGGAGGGAGAGATCCTTCGGCAGCTCCTCCTGTCAGGCAACGGATACGCGCTCCCCGTGGGTGGATCTACCCCTTCGACGGTTCCGCTCATGCACTGCGAGTCAGTAAGCATCATTCCTGGCCCGTTCGGTGGCCCAGCAGGGTACACCTACCGAAGCGTTGGTGGAGGTGAGACAACCTACGCGCCCGAGGCTGTCATTCACTGGAGGCTGGCCGCATGGGAGAACGGCCCTCAGGGACTCATTGGCGAGGGTCTGATTCGTGCGTTGCAGCCCGATCTGAATGCAGACCTGAATTCAGCACGCCTCTCCGCTCGAGCGGCTCGCCAGGGACGCCCTTCTGCGGTGTTCAAGCCGAAGGATGCTTCTGGAGTCGACGCGCAGATCGCACAGAAGGTCAATCAAGCCTATGCGAAGATCCTCGAGGGTGGGAGCGCCAGCATGGTTCTCCCTGGCAGCTTCGATGTAGACTTCCCCGCATTCACTCCCCGCGACCTTGAGTTCGCAGAGCAGCGAAAGCTGACAAGGGAGACGGTTCTCGCGGCGTTCGGCGTCCCGCCGACCCGTGTTGGTTTGCCGACCGCTAACTACGCTACGAGCCAGCAGCAGAACACGGTCTACTGGCAGGGGCTGATTGGGCTGGCCCGCCTGATCGACGCTGGCCTGACAAAGATCGCTCGGAAGTTCTCTCCCGATTACTCGATCCGTCATGACTTTTCTGCGGTAGAGGCGCTTCAGGAGGCGCGCACAGCGCGATTGGATCGTGTGCAGAAGTGGGTAGACCTCGGGGCATCGCCAGCCCAGGCTGCGGCTTATGAGGGCTTCGACGATGCTCCTGTCGCTACTGAGGCGGCGACGGCTCAGCAGTCTGCACGTCGGTCGGCTTTCCCAGCGGCGACGAGTGCATTGGAGTGGCTCAGCACGGCGCGATCCGTGAATTCTCCCGAGAAGCAGCTTCGCGTGAATCGTCGACTGCAACAGACAGAGCTTGCGCTCGATCCCGAGAATCCTTCCCTGGAGGACAGCGACTACGCGCAGCCGCCTCGTGCGTACTGCGAGCAATTGAAGGCGGATTACCCTTCGATCTGGCGAGCTGGCGGGAACGAGCGTGGCCCTGAGGCGTTCATCCTCTGGGGCAAGTACCTTGAAGGCGACCGGAGCGAAGTGGTCTTGAATTGGGTGAAGGAGCGTGAGGCGTGGGCTGCTCGTCATTACGAGGACGGGGATGCCTTCGTTGGTTCCGACCCTGAGAATCCGACGCTGTCGAACATCGGCGGGGTGGTGGCGTGGCTGAAGTGGGGCGTGGTTGGGCAGCTTGGGTGGGCGCGCATGCGGGATCTGCTCGAGCGCCTGAAGGACTCCATTGATGCCGATACCTCACTCGGTGCGAGCGAGTACCTCCAGCCTCCATTCGACTACTGCGTGAGGCTGCGCGAGGAGTACCCTGACATCTGGAGTTCAGCGACGGACGAGAAGTTCTCACTGTGGGAGCAGTTCGAGAAGGGCGTAAGGTCGAAGAAGGTTCTGGCCTGGGTGAAGGAGCGTGAGGAGTGGGCGAAGGAAGGCTCCATTGGTTGCCTGCCCGAGGACGAGGAGAATCCTTCCCTGCCTACCATGACTCGCTTGATCACTTGCCTGAAGTGGGGCGTCGTGTGCAGCGAGGGCTGGAAGCGCATGGAGGCGTGCATTGAGAAGTGCAAGCTGAGCGTGGACAAGATCAGCCCTGAGGCAGACCTCGCGGAGGCGTGGGGCGTGTGGCGCAACTCGATCCACGCTCCGTTGGAGAAGGAGATCGGGATCGCTATGCGGAAGGTTCTGGCTCGTCAATTGCAGGGCGTCCTTGCAGCGATCCCCGACATGAACGAGGTCGATCCTGACGTTGACAAGCTCGCGGCGATCTTCCCTGCTGCGACGCGCAAGATCCTGTCAGTCTCGATGAGCAAGGTGTACGATCCCGCCTGCGCTCGGATCTGGGCATCGTCCCTCGCCTCCATTGGAGTGGAGACTCCTCGATCCGACGAAGTCGAATTCGTCGAGCCGTCTACCTCGACCCGCGAGGCGATGTTGAAGGAGCTTGCGGCTCGGGTCAACACGACGACCGCTGACGCGATCCACCTGATGCTGATCACGGCGAGGAAGGAGGGATGGAGCCACGAGGATCTCTCAGCGAAGCTGACTGCGAGCAAGATCTTCTCACCCTCGCGGAGCGTCCCGCTTGCTAAGCAGGAGGCGACGAGGCTGTGTGCGAGCGTTGCGCTTGCGGCTTGGAAGTCTACGGGGAAGCAGATCAAGAAGGTCTGGGTATCGGCAGACGAGGCAGGCGAGAACCCGCACCACGCTTCCCTCCACGGGGCTTCCGCTTCGCTCGACGGGAATTTTCGAATCCAGTCTGGACAATTTGAAGGACATGAGGGATCGCACCCTGGCTCGTTCGGAGAGATCCAACTATGTATGAATTGTCGGTGCATGATTGCTCCGTCAATTGCTGAAGGGGAGGAGGCTTAATGGCCACGAAGGAGAAGCAGGCAGAGACGGTTCGCCGGATCTACCATATCGACCGTGCAGCTTCCCCTCCGTCTGACGAGGGTGCGACCTTCATTGCTTCGACTCCAAGTTCGGATCGGTATGGCGACATCGTCGACCCGTCATGGATCTTGGACAGCTACGAGTCGAACCCGGTCATTCAGGTGAACCATGACTACCGCGTCGAGGCGACGGTAGGGCGAGCGGTAAGCACTAAGGTCGAGGAAGGGAAGCTGATCGTAGAAGTGAAGTGGGGCAGCGATGCTCAGTCACAATTGATCGCTGCGAAGGTGAAGGAGGGGCTGCTCTCGGCAGTCTCTGTTGGGTTCCGTCCCGGTCGATCCGTGCTTCGTTCTGGCTTGCCTACCGATCATCCCTACTACGCGGACAGCAAGGAGAATCCCTACGGTCGGGTTTACTACGACAACGAGCTGCTCGAGGTGTCGGTCGTAGCGATTCCCGCGAATGTGGAAGCCCTGGCTCAGCGGTCTGCGGAGGCAGCTCGCGCCACCCTCTCGAATGAGGAAGTCGCCAAGATCGCAGATGCGGTCATGGCGCGCATCTTCTCTCTCTCTACGCTCCAGAGCGTGGAGACCAAGTCCACCCCGTCCCAAACCAAGACAGAAGACACGCTGGCCGCTTGGCTGGCAGGAGGCAAGTGATGAAGCCCGAGGAAGTGATTGAGTTCGTCAAGGAGGCCAAGTCTGTGGCTCCGAAGACGCAGGCTGCGATTGACGACCTGACTCGCAAGTTCCAGGCGATTCAGGAGCGGCAGATCGACAACGCGAAGGAGACGGCACCGACCGGTGAGTCCCTGCGGAAGTTCGTTGGCCAGGACGGCAAGGTGCTGCTCAAGAGCGCCACGGCGACCGAGACCTTCGCTGGCAAGTCGGTCGAGGTGGAGCGCGCAGGTCTGCTGGACGGCACCCCCTGCAACGAGTGGCACGCTGACTTCCAGCGACTCAACACCGCCCGCTACTTCGCGCAGCGCATCCTGAAGGGTGGCAAGACCCCGAACCTTGACCGCGAGCTTCTGAGCATGGCAGCGAAGGCTCCTCGGGAGATTCGCTCGCAGCTCGAGGCGACGATCAAGGCGATCTCGGACACCTCCGGTTCCGGTGCTGAGTGGATTCCCGACACTTGGTCGCAGAACCTGTACGAGGAATACTACGCTCCTGCCGGTATCGACGCGATGTTCGGCATGGTCGATGTCGCTGGCCCGCTGGTGGTTCCGAAGATCTCGGACACGATCCGGCCCTACATCCTCGGCCAGATCTCTTCGGACGACCCTGCGAAGTTCACCGCCTCGACCCCTGGCTCCTCGAACCAGACCATCGAGGTCGGCGGCCTCGCGGCTCGCGTGATCGTGGATCAGTCCGCAACTGAGGACTCGATCTTCCCGATCCTTCCCGAGATCCAGCGTCGCCTCGCCCGCGCCCTGCGCGATGGCTATGAGGACGCGATGATCAACGGCTCGCTGACCGCGACCCACGAGGATGCGATCCAGAATTGGAACATCCGCAGCCGCTGGGGCGCGACCGGCCTGGGTGGGGCTGCTGACCACCGCCGCCAGTTCGACGGCCTGCGCCGGATCGCCATCGCCCGGTCGGCATCGTCCGACATGAGCGCGTCCCAGACGATCACTGGCGTGATGTCGAGCCTGCTCGGCGCGCTCGGTGAGCGTGGCGCGACCGATGCGGTGATCCTCGTCAGCCCCGAGGTCTTCTTCAAGAAGTTCCTCACCGACTCCAACGTCCTGACGGTGGACAAGCTCGGGCCGAACGCCACCCTGCTCAATGGGCAGCTCGCGGCGGTCGCTGGTGTTCCCATTGTCATGACTCGCTGGCTGTCGGCGGACATGAACGCCTCGGGCCTCTTCGACAACGTGACAACCACGAAGTCGGGTGTCCTCGCGGTGTCCCGCGCCGAGTTCTCGCACTACCAGCGGCGCGCTGCTGCGGTGGAGATCGACAAGGACATCACGATGGGCGCATTCAACCTCGTGGCGACCCTGCGGCGCACCTTCAAGACCCTCTCGGGTTCCGGCTCGAAGGTCGCGGCCTACGGGTACAACTGGCTGTGAGCCACACTGATTGAGCCTGTCACTCGCTGGCAGGCTCGATCTGGAAGCCTCGCTTCCGAAACCAGCGTCAACGAAGTCGAATTCGTTCACTGAGGATCGGGGCGACCAGATCGGGCCGAAGGTGAGGACAGGCTCAGTCAGATCCCCTTCCACCCTTTCCGCTTCCCCTTCCCTTCTCTCGTAAACCCAAGCAAGTGAGGATTCCAACATGGATCGCGGCTGTCTCTCCTCGACTCCTGTCTCCGGTACGGACGCAACCGATACCGCCTACATCGTGAACAACACCGGGTCGAAGATCCGCGTCCTGGGCGTCGTGCTGATGCCCAAGACCTCGGTCGCCACCCACGCTTCGAACTACATCACAACCAGCGTCAAGAAGGGGAGTGACACCATCGCTTCTCACACGACCAACTCGTCTGGCGGGTCTGCATTGACCGCTGGCACGGCGAAGTCGCTGGATCTGACTGGCGCTGGCAAGGTGTTGGAGATCGACAACGGTGGGCTGATCACGGTGGACGTGGCGAAGGCTGGCACCGGGCCTGCTTACGCCAACCACGTCTCCGTCAACTACGAGCAGATCCGGTCTTGATCGATCCTCTCTCCCGTCGCCTGAGCTACAGGCACCGCGCAATCCTATCTCCCTGGAGACCTCCCCTTGGCACTGATCACGACGACCGAAGCGAAGGAAGTCCTTCTGGACGTTCAGGGGGCGACGACCGACGACCTGATCTCGTCATTGATCACGACGGTGGGGCGGTTGATTGCGAATTACCTGGGCTACCCGCCAGCAACGGCAGGCGCTCAGGCGACGGCTGAGAGTTCGAGCTACACCCTCTACCTCGACGGGCCAGGGGGGCGGGAGCTTTACATTCCCGTCTACCCTGTGACTGCGATTGCTTCGATCTACGACTCAGTGGATCGTCGCTACGCTGCCTCCGACCTTGTGTCGTCCTCGGACTACACCTTGATCGAGGGGCAGCATGGCTTGGTAGAGCTTGATTGGGACGCTCAGCATGGCGCTTGGTCGACCGCACGCAGGGCGATCAAGGTGACTTGCACCGCAGGCTGGTCGACGATCCCAGATCCGATCAAGCAGGCAGCCAAGCTGGCGGTCAAGCATCATCTCCAGCTTCGGAACAAGCTCGGAAAGACGACCGAGACCCAGGCTGGAGGGAACACCTCCTACGTCGAGCCGACTGAGCTTCCAAAGGAAGCGAAGCTGATGCTCAATCGCTACCGGCTTCCTACGGTCATGGTTCCGGTATGACGCTCACGCTCGACCAATTCAGGGAGAACCTCGAGCAGCTCGCGGACGACTTCAGGGAGCAGATGAAGGAAGCCCTGAAGCCTGTCGCATTGGCTGCCGAGCTTCGTGCGAGGGCGAACGCCACGAAGGTCTTGAAGCAGCGGTCGGGCGATCTTCGAGACTCGATCCATTCATCGATCAAGTCCACGTCTGACGGAGCGGAGATCCTCCTGCGAGCGGACGTGCCTTACGCAAGAATCCATGAGGAGGGGGGGATCATCCGGCCCAAGCGTGGTCGGTATCTAAAGATCCCCGTGAATGGCACGTCCTACTCGGGCGCAGACCTTCACTTTCAGTCCTCCAAACGTGGCGGTGGTGTCCTGATCTCGTCAGATGGCCAGATCCGGTACATCCTGAAGGAACAAGTCAAGATTCCGAAGCGGCCCTTCATGGCTCCCGCATTGACTGACGACGGAGAGACGAAGGCTGGGATCGAGGATGCGGCGGTAGAGCTTCTGACGAATTCGATTTCGTCGACGTAGGAGGGAAGATGGCTACGCCAGAGATCGTAGTGCGGGACGCCGTAAGGGACGCCATTGAGGCATCCTCGGGGACGGATCTGACAGATCGCGTCAAAATTGGTCGTCCCTCGAACCTCGGGGAATTCACCCCTCCTGCGGTCTTTGTTGCAATCCGCTCTGCGGAAGACATCTTTGGAGAGGATCTCGCCGGATACAAGACCGAGCTTCTTCTGGACATCTACGTTTACGCGCCAGCAGATTCTCTCTCCCCAGAAGACCGTGAAGCAGCTATAGTCAATTTAGGGTTCCAAGTGAGGAAGGCCGTGAGGAGAATGGGCGATCCAACGGGAGTCACACTCTTCAGCGCACCGCTGTGCGGCGTAGCCATCGTTCCCGAAGCGACTCAGGGAACAAACCTCTCGGTCATGGTTATGCAAGCCAAGTTTACCTTTTCGAGCGAGGACACCTGACATGAGCTGGCTTCGCACCTCAGACGGCTACAAGCCGACCTACCGGACGAGCATCACGATTGACACGACCGCGAGCGCGGCTGCTGCCGATGCTCAGATCCTCATTCCCGATTCCTTCTCCAACTTCTGGGATGCGATTGACTCGAGCGGCCATGAGCTGCGCGTGACTGCCGCAGACGGCGTGACGATCCTCGACTACCAACTGGCATCCTTCAACAAGACCACGCGCACCGGGTACATCCAGATTGACAACTTCGCTCCTGCCGAAGCGACGGTCAATCAGGTTTGGCTCTACTACGGCATGAGCGGCGCACCGGACGACTCGACCGCGTTCGTCTACTCAGCAAGCAAGACTGGCTACATCTACCTCGGCGCACCTGGGCCAGCGACTCCCGCCATTCCTGAGCGTCCAGGGGACACGGTTCCGAGGGACACGCTCTCAAAGACCTCGGCTGAGGCTCGCTGGTTCTGGTTCGACTTCGGCAACCGCTTGCAGCGCAGGTCGACTCCTGGCGACGGGTATGATCTCTGGGAGGAGATCTACTCAGTCTCCTACGACGTGCAGACTGGCGGGGTCTCGGTTCCTGCAATGGTCACGGCGACAAGCCCGAAGATCATCGCGGGACGCTACGTTCAAGTTCTTGTTTCGGCAGGCTCGAATGGTACTGACTACACGATCATCGTAACGGTCAAGACCCGCCACCCTCCCGACCTGACAGCACAAACCATCCAGGGACGTGCCGTTCTGCGCGTCCGCGACGTAAAGGAGTGAAAGCATGGCAACGCAAAAGGGTTACAACACCTCGGTCTCCTTCGGTGTCGAGGTAACAGCAGGCACGGAAGTGAGCCGCACGGTTCGCAGCCGTGTCTCATCCGTCTCTTTGCGGGCGAGTCGTAATTCGGAGCGCGTCCCGCACCTCGTACCATCGAGCGGCTCTCGTGTTGCGCGCTCCATGTTCACCTCCTCGGTCGACGTGAACGGCAGCGTTGAGATGCCTGCTGCGTATGCAGGCAACGGGCTTGGGCTGCTGCTCGAGGCGGCGCTCGGTTCGGTGGCAACGACGGGATCTGGCCCGTACACCCACACGTTCACCCCCGGAGCAAGCCTGCTCTCGATGAGCGCTGCTGTCGAGCGTGGCGTAGGGGCCAGCCTGGGCGACGAGGAGTTCTACGGCCTGAAGGTCAACACCTTCGAGCTGTCCGTCTCCGTTGGCCAGACGATGCAGTGCAAGCTCGACCTGATCGGCATGACCTCTGGTGCGCGTGGGAGTGACTCGCCGCCCGCTCTTGGCACCTACCTCCCGATCCTGCACAAGCACGCTGGGCAGCTCAGCTACAACTCTGTTGACTACAAGATTTCGAGCTTCGCGCTCAGGGTCAACAACAGCCTCGCCCGCCTCGACGAGCTTGGCTCCGAGTACTCCTCCGAGCCTGAGCCGACCGACTTCCAGAGCATCGAGATCGAGTGCGAGCTGGTGGCTCGCTCCGACGCGCTCTACACGGCCCACAAGGCGCAGACCGCGAGCGACGCTGTGATCACCTTTACAAACGGGGACGACTCGCTGGAGATCACCGTGTATAACGCAGAGATCACCTCGTATGAAGATCCGATCTCCGATCCTGGCGTGATCAAGCAGAAGGTGACATTCACCGGTCTCGGGGATGATACCAATCATGGCTTGAAGGTTGTCCTGATCAATGATAACTCTTCCTCAAGGACGGCTTGATCCCGTTCTGAGGAGAGGGACACATGAGCGCAGCAGACAGGCTTCGTCGGAGTTCGATTCGATCATTCGAGTACCCCGCTGGATCTGGAGTCAAGTTCTGGCTCCAGCCCATTACGAGTCGCACCCTTCTGGAGGCACACCGGGCGCAGCTCATGGCCTTCCTTCCGCCATCTTCCGATGAGCGCGATGAAGCTCTGAGCTATGAGGATCTTCGGGAGAAATCCAAAACCGATCCGAATGCTGCCGCAAAGCTCGAGAAACTCGAGAAGTCGCTGGCCGCTCAATTCATGAAGGCTGCGACCGATCCAGAGAACATCCGTAAGGCTTGGGAGCATGACGTGGCTTGCCTGCGCGCCTCGGTCGTCGGCCTGAGCGAAGGGGAAGGCCCGATGGAGGAGATCAGGCTCGTAGAGAAGGACGAGGATGCGGACGCTTCCTGCAAGCCTGAGCTTGTCCCATTCAGCGCAGTCGGCCCCGAGGCGCTCGGTGCGATCTTGGACGAGATCAAGCGACTCTCGTTCAACGGGGGTGGCCCTGGGGCGGTCGCCCGATTTCGCTGAGGATCTCGATACGTCTCAGGTCGTAGGGGAGATGGCGATGGACTTCGGTGTCCTGCCTCCAGAGATCCTCGCACTCTCTCCCACGGATCTCGGATTGACTATCGTCGCATGGCGAGCGGCACGTCTCTCAAGGGCAAGGCAAGCAGCCAAGTGCGAAGCGATGCCAGTCTACATCGTGGGCTGAGATGTCGGGAACGAAGTCGAATTCGTTCCCGCTTCTTCTTTCGAGCATGGCCTTCGCAAGCAGATCCGAGTATTTCCCAATGAAGGGAGGCGCTGAAATCCAATGGCAGTCGTAGACATCCTGCTCCGCGTTCGTGATGCAGCCACGCCTGCCCTGAAGGCTGCTGACAACGCAGCCGCTTCTCTCAACTCGACGCTCGATAGCGCCGACAAGCGATACAAGTCTGCCGCCACCTCCGTCACTCAGTGGATCGCCCAGCAACGCCAGTCGTTCGATAGGATGAAGGCTTCCCTCGCTGACACAGCAGCCTCCTACCCGAACCTCCAGAAGGCCATGTCCTCCCTCTCCGCTGGAACGTCCACAGTGGCAAAAGGAGCAGCAGGAGCCGTCACCGCACTCGCAGGAATGGCAGCTGCGGGAGTAGCCATTGTGGCCTCGGTTGCAGCCATCGGGGGCGCAGCAGTCGCGGGGCTTGGCGTCGTCGTGGTCATGGCAAAAGAGGCTCAGGGCAGACTCGCAGAGCTTTCCGGCGTCAAGGAGATCCAGATCGCAGTCTCCCCTGCCTCGCAGGCGGCAATTGACAACGTATCGACTGCCATCGAGTCGATGAAGGCGATCTTTGACGCGCTCGTTGTCACTATCGCCGCAGACGTCGGCCCAACGATCTCCTACATCGCCAACGTCGTCACAGGGTTCGCCCTCGCTGGCCTCGAGTCGTTCAAGGCATTCGCGGAAGGCGGAGGTTCCGTCCTCGGGGAGCTGGCCTACTGGCTCGCTAACGGGTTCATTCGGGCGCTCCTCGTCCCAATCAATGCCGTCCAGCTCCTGCTCAAGGCCATGATCTTGCTCGGAGATGCGGTCGGTGTGCCTGTCGGCGCTCTCAAGGCGGCGGATGAAGGCATCAGTGGCATGATCGATACCGCTGCCAAGTACGTCGCAAGGCAAGCCGAGGCGGTCTTCGTCACCTCCTCTCTCAAGAAGTCACTTGATGCCGCCGCAGCCTCGGGCGCGAAGTTCAACGCGACAATGGGCAAGGCCGTAGAGCAACGAGACGCCAAGCCCCCCACGGAAGTCAAGGCACCGACGCAGGCAGAGATTGACTACAAGAATTATGTTGAGGTCTCAAACTCCTTCGATAAACTTATGGGGGATGCCGATAAGTTTTTGGACGCATTGTCTGGCCCAGACTTCGCCGGGGCTTGGAGGATTCAGTTTGAGGAGATGGCGAAGGCCGCAGAAAAAGCATTAGGGTCGGGGCGAGCAGTCCGGGCGGCTCGCGCTGAATTGATAGGGATACTGGGGGTGTCCCGCATCGTAGCATCTGAAGCTGGACAACAGATCCAGGCATCTTTTTCTGTAATCTCGTCTTCAAAAGCTGCCCAAGAAATCAAAGATGCATGGGCGGAAATGATCGCAGTCAAAGACACGGTGGCCGAAAAGATCGGAAGCTCGGGTGCCGTTCGGAAGATTAACGAGATCAAGGAAGCTTGGAAAGAATTGAGCGAAGTGCGGGAGAATCGACGCGCCCGTTTTGCTGGCATAAGGGAATTGGCAACCAACGCGATCAATAAGGTCGCCTCGCCAGCCTCCATGCTCAGCGCGACTCCGGTCGGCGCAGCCATGAGCATGGTCTCTGCCGTAGGGAAGGGTGGTGGCCCTATCGCTGAGATCAACACAATGCTGACCGACTTCACGGCAGGGCTGCAGGCGTTTCCTGACGCGATTACGAGTGGGATCGAAGTCCTGGTCAAGCAGATCATCCCTGGCCTCGTAGATGCCCTTCCTGGCGCAATCAGGGGCATCGTCGGGGCCGTTGGGGCAGCCATCCCTGAGGTGATCTCCTCGATCATGAGCATCGTCCTCGACCCGAAGTTCTGGCTCGACATCATCAAGGCGCTCCTTCAGGGGATCGTTGATGGAATCAAGGGAGCCTTCTCCGTATTCAAGGAGAACAGCCAGGACAGACAGGATCGCCGTGCAATGCGCCGAGAGGAGCGTGGCTTCGCTTCCGGCCTCGACTACGTCGGAAAGACCGGCATGGCCGTCATTCACGAAGGCGAGCAGATCGTTCGGAACGGTGGCTCCATGAGCCTCGCAGCCAAGCGAAGGGCTGGGTCAGGAGCCATGATCAACATCAACGTCGGCGGAGGCATCATCGATACCGCTGGCTTGATGCAGGTCTTGCGGGAAGCCCAGCGCATGGGAGATACCCTCTAATGCTCCCCACCCTCGCTCCCAGGAACGAATTCGACTTCGTCGTCGTCGGAGGATTCTAATGGCACAAGCAGCCTTCTACTGGTATCCCGGCGGCTCTTCTGCCCTCGACAAGATCGCCCTGAATTGCCGAATCACCCGCGCTGAGCCGTTCGAGCTGGCTCAAGCCGAGGATTCCTACTCAGGGGCGCAAAACTTCGTCCGATCTTTCGCGGGTACGCGCCGCAGGGTGCGAATCGCCATCGACCGAGTGAGCCTCCTGACCTCCAACGGGCGGGACGACTACAGGCGCTTGCAGAACCTCGTCTCGCACTTGAAGGCAGGCGGAGCAGTAGGGTTCACCACCGACACAACGAAGGCCGTGGCGTCGTACCCAACGGGTGGCTTCGGTGTCGGGTATCAGTACGCGATTCATGCTGGCAATGCCTTCTCGGCTTGGGAAAGCAGCGCCACCCTCTCAAGCGGTGATGAAGTCGTAATCGAGACCGAGCCGATGATCGGTATCTCCGAGTGGCACAAGCTCTCGGCCTACTCAAGCACCCAATTCACATTCGCTACCGACAAGACCCGCTACAACATGGCCAACGCGAACGCCATGATCCGCTGGCACCGATTCTGGCCTGCTCTCCGACTTCCCTCGGATCAGCTTGACGCTCCCATTCTTACCGACGAGCATGGGATCGGGTGGAGCTTCGAGGCTGAGCTTGAAGTGGCAGCCGAGATTTATTTGGTTCCAATGCTCTCCCAGTCTATGGAAATTGGCAACCCTCCAGCGTCCCTGGCTCTTGGGACGACTCTTGACCTTCCTGGGGGCAGCCAAAACAAGATTGGTCTTGAACGACTGCTCTCAAGAGTCCGGTCAAATCCCAGGCCGGGGCAAATGAGTAGGTACGAGGTAGAGGACGTGCTGGCTGGCTCTACGGTCAATGGTGGGAGGCGCTAATGGCTTGGAAGTCGGAGTTCCTTTCGCTCATCGGGTCGAGCCAGCTTCGGCTCGTCTACGCGGTTCGTGTCGTCCATATCGGTGATACTCCTGGCGTTGCTGGGTACGTCGCAGCATCGCACGCTCTCCTGGGCGACCCGATCATCGCCCCGCAGGGAGTGGTTGTCAACGGCCCCAGGATTACTCCTGGCGCTTGGTCAACGACTCTCGGAACGGCGTCCGTCAAGCTCGATGGGGATCTCAGGGATCTGAAGCGATCCATGACAAGGGGAACCTTCGTCGAGGTTCTCGCCGGGGATGTCATGTGGTCACTCGACGCCTTCGAGGTGATCTTCGCAGGGCAGGTGTCAAACATCAGCACGACCGGACGAAACTCTGGAATTCTCGAGCTTCGTGACCTGATCAGCGCACTCCGTTGTCGACCGACCGTCACAACAAGCAAAGTCAGGTTCTTCTTCAACTACACGGCAGATACGACTATCGACACTTCGCCCTACGTCATTGGAGATTCAACCCTGACCGTCCTCGACACGACCGGCTTCGAGCGGGAGACTGGCGGAGTCGGTGCGATCCGAATCAATAACGGGACGGACGATCCATTCGTCTTGCGCTTCGACGGCACGACAGCCACCGAATTCGCCATCGACAATCCGGCGGACGAGAACCACGGGACAATCAGGGCCAATGCCGCCATCGGTTCGGATGTCGAAGCTCTCATGTTTCTGGAAAACCACCCAATCACGGCCACGCTCAAGTTCCTCACCTCCACAGGAACGGGAACCAACGGAGACTACGACACCCTTCCAGAATCCTGGGGCTTCATGCTTCCCGCAAAGTGGGTCGACTTCGAGGATGCAATCGCCTTCAGGACGCTCTCAGACCCGGATCTCAAGTACGAGTTCATGCTCGACACCTACTCCGAAGATCCGCTCGGCTGGTTGACCTCCGCGCTCAGTCGAGGAGGGTTCTTCGTCACGACTCGGCAGGGGCTGTTGACCGTCCGGGCTGGAATGATGTCCACGTCAGCCGTGTCTGGAGTCTCAGATGTCATGCACATTGACGACCGAGACATCTCCTCTGCCTCATGGCAAGCCTTCGACCCAGATCAGGAGTCGGAGTACGTCCAGATCGCCGCCTATGGCTCGGACTACTCCGGTGGGTGGGGCATGGCTGGGGAGTACGGAAACCTTGAAGACCCTGCGTCTCTTCCTGTGTCCTACTACGCAGAATATGATCTCACCGATCTCATCTACACGCGCACACATGACTCTCTGGAGGGGATCGTTGGCAGGATCTGGGAAGCAGTGCAACGGGTGCCGGAACGGTTCACCTTCACGCTGTCGGGGCTGCGCGCCGCAACACTGGCCCCAGGAGACTTCATTCGGGTCTCGAGCCAGCGCATCTCGGGCCGTCTGGAGCGGACGCTCGACGGCCTTGATGATTGTAGACTCGTAGTCCTCCAAGTTTCGGTGAATTGGGGCGCTGCCCAAGTTACAATTGGAGGAGCAGTCTACGCAACAACCTCGGGGGCTTTCGCTTGACCATGCGTACAACGTCCAAGTCAGGAGTAGGTCGCCGTGCGGGAGGGCTGACCGTCGACCGCGTCAACGGAACCCTGCGTGTAGCTCCGCCAGGAACCGTCCTTCTCTTCTTCGACGCCACAATGAACAAGCTCCGCTTCGTCGACGAAGACGGGAACCTCACCACCCTTCGGGCGGGAGGGGGCGGGGTCTCCGTTCACTCAGACCTCTCAGGGCTGAGCTGGTCGACGGGAGGCCATATCGGGACGGCAGATAGCCTCGCGGGCTTCAATGGCTCAGGGGCTGCGACCTACTACCAGATCGGCGTCGACGTGCAGGCGTACAACGCTGGCCTGACCAGCCTCGCCACGAAGGACGGCGTAGCAGGCTTGCCTTACGTCACCTCGGCTGAGACTTGGAATACCGCCACCCTGGGCGATCTCGCCGTGTCAGGAGGCGCATGGCAAGTCACGAAGGCGCGTGGCCTGCTCGAAGCTGGCGGCACCACCCTCACAATGGGCGCAGTAGCGGACGCAAGGCTCCTCGCAAGGAATGGCACCGACATCGGGGGCGTGCAGGTCTCTACAGGGCTGTCAATGGCGGCAGGCGCGCTCTCCGTCGATACCAGCACCATCGCCACGCTTGCCGCCGTTGCCGCAGGATACCAGCCGCTTGACGCCGATCTCACGGCCCTCGCAGCCCTTGCATCGACCGGCATCATGGCGCGCACAGCGGCCAATACCTACGCCCTAAGGACGCTCCAAGGCGGAGCGGGCGTTACCATCTCCAACGGCGACGGGGTCTCTGGCAATCCTACGATCTCATTCGCAGGTGGAACCGGGCAGGACGACGATCCCACCACGGCGTATACAATTTCAATCACGCCCTCCAACGCCACCCTGTTCAGCCGGGACGGCGGCATTACCGTCCGCTCGGCGTCAGCGGGCAACCTCGCCACAAGGCGCGCAACCAACCTAACAGGGGCGTTCGCTGACTTCTACACGACCAACATGAACGTCTTTCAGACCCGCTGGTCGTACTCAGGGTCGGCATCGATCCGCGTTCGGTGGGTCACTGGCTCCTCGGTCGCGGCGACATGCAGGTATAAATTCGGTTTTACCGGCGGCGGATTGACATCCACGGACGCTGAGACCGCCCTGCGCGACACGGTCATGTTCCGCTACGTCACCGGTCTGGGCCATACAAAGTGGATGGCCTACTCCCAGAACGCCTCAGGATCGGAAGAAACTGACACCGGCATCACGGTATCAGCCAACACCGAGTATCTCCTCGAGATCCAATTGAATGCCACGCAAGCGGTCTTCTACATCAATGGAGTCTCCGTTGCGACCCATTCGACCTATAAGCCTTCTTCCTCCCAAGACCTCGGCTTCCAAGGCGGCGTCTACGCCACAGGAAAGACGATCTACGTTGTCGGCGCGAGATTCAACCTCACTTGGAGCTAAACGATCCATGCCATCCGTCCTCGGTCAATACTGGCGCAACCAAGATCACCCGCTCGGAAGGATGATCACCCGTGAGTACACGGATGAATCCATCACTGACGACGACGGACTGCCGATCAAGTGGGTAGAATTCGGAACCCCGTCCCTCACCTACGCCTATCAGGAGCTTGCAGAGCGGGGCTGGGAATCTATGGAGGCACCTCAATGACACCGATCTGCGTGATCTCGGTCGGCCATGCTGGCAGGACTCCTCCTGACTACGGCTCCTCCTTCGAAGGCTTCCGCGAGCTGGACGGGATTCGAGTCTATACGAATTCGATTTCGTCGACGCTCCGCTCCCTCGGATGGCGGGTCGAGGTGCGTGAGGGAAGCTACTCAGCGGCCAAGTCTGAGGCTGACAAGCTCGGCGCGACCGTCTACATCAACGCCCATATCAACGCAGGCATGGGAGGAAGGGACTCGCAGCGAGGGGAGATCTTCTACGACCACAGGAGCAAGCCTACCAACGGTCTGGCACTCGCAGCCAGCATCGCTGACAAGCTCGACGACTGGACTCCCTTTCCCGTCTACCCTAAGTCGTGCAGACCCGACACGAACGGCAATCCGAGGGACGGTGACTACTCCGAAGCCTTCGGCTGCATCAACGGAGTCCGCGCCGTCGCCGTCTGCACAGAACCCTTCTTCCTCGACGGCCAGTATCGAGCTGACCTCAGGACGAACGCAACGCTCGAGAAGATTGGCAAGAGCATTGCAGACGGGGTACACGCATGGCTTTTGTCTCGGCAAAAGACTACCTAAGCGAAAGGAGTCAAGTGCATGCCACCCACGCGAGATGACATCAGGGAGGCGCTCAAGTCCGTAGCCCTCCAGCTCGCTGCCATCTCGCAGCAGA